ACGACCATTCGAGATCTGATTCCGCGACGACCGTCAACACAACCGCCGGCGTCTCGTCGCTCATGCTGCGGCTTTCGGCGTCTTGTAGTCGGAGCACTGGTCGTAATGGGCGGGGAGCGTCGCGCCGCACTCGACGCAAAGGGCGCGTGCTTGGCGGCCGATGTTGCGTGGCTGCCGTGGTGGCCCTGATGGGTCGAACGGTTCGTCGTCACGGTATTGGGCGGGAACGAACTCGCTGTCTGTGTGCGCTTGCGCTTGCGATCGGAGAAGGCGTTCGATGTCGTCGATTCTGCGGTCGGCCTGGTCGAATCGTTCGAGGATCAGCGTGAGCGCGTCGACTTCTGCTTGCGGTTCGGGTGCTTCGAGCGTTTCGGACGATGGTGTTTTCGGGGTGGGTGGCATCTCGCCTCCTGATAGGGGCCGCTCTCGCGGCTTGGATGGTGGTGCAAAGAAGAGGGGTGGGGTGGCGCACGTTGCCCGAGGGCCCGTTGCCCGGCGGAAAGGAGGAAAAGAACCGGAACACGCCAACCCGCCCTACCACGGCCTCGAGCGCGGCCGAATCGATCAGCTCGTGAGGAGCGCGTCCCGCAAGGAGCGCTCGCGAATACCAGGGCCCCACACGGGCGACAACGTGTTCTGCACAAGATCGTCAAGCGCGATGCTGCCGTCCTCGTAGGCGGCGAGCTTGCCGGGACCGAGAATCCGGAGTTTGGACGAGCTGGGTAAAGCAGCGAAGCGTTCCGCACCCGGTGTGACGTCCAACCGTGTTTCGGGAACACCGGGGAAACCGAGATCAGCCCACGAGCGCGTCCGAGGCGCCGGCGAACAACGGCAGTTCGGATGCGAGGCGAACATCTCGTCAACAGGGTGGACGGTCCCGTGCAACGCCCAGCATGCAGCACACGTGCGCGTCGACAGCTGCGCGATCCACACCCACCCGTCGAGCACATCCCGGTTCGCCTTATACGTGTCGATCGCACCATCACGGTAGGCGCCGATCGTCTCCGTACGCGCTATCCGCAACGTCCGCCACAACGGAGCCTGCAACGTGTCCCGAAGTGCTCTGGCCGTCTCGCGCGGCCCCGTGCCCGCCACGACAGCCTCCACCAGCATGTCGGCTGCCGCCTGCGCTGCGTCCGGGGCGATCCGCTCGAGCAAAGAGCGCAACGGAGCACCCACTGTTGTGCGGGCAACGATCGCTTGCAACGGCAGAAACGCAGTCGGCGTCGTTGCGTTAACCAACGCAAACGCGTCCGCATGACCTGCAGCGAACGCCCGTGCCTGGTCGGCCGTGATGCGTCCCTCGGCAAAGTCGACGTACACCTGAGTTTCCGTCAGCACCCTGCGTTCGAGGCGCTCGAGGACACCATGACGGATCAGCCATGCTTCGTCGACGGTTTCGCCGGCCAACCGTGCTGCGGCGATCTGGCCTGTCAGCCGTTCCAGATCGGCTTTGACGCGTGCCCACGCTACTCCGTATCGTCGTGCGAGCTCGCGGGCGGCGGCTTCGTCGGCTGCCAGTTGTGCCGCCCGTTGCGACGCGAGCCGCTCCGACGGCGTCATAGCGTGTCGGGGTCGGCGCGAAGTCGCGCCAACTCTTGCTCAAACGCACTCACGGTTCCAGACGCGTCCATCACGAACGCCCCCAAACATCCCCACGAACAGAAGTCCATGCGAGCAGAACCCCCGGTGATCGTCACATGAGCCCACCCCAAAAACGGGAAGCGGCCGACGTTCGGACAATCCGGCCCATCACACGAAACGGCGTCGCTCACAACCCCATCCTAGACGGGCAGTCCGCCGCGGTCGAACACGGCGCCCTGAGCGTCAGCCTTCGCCCGCGTCTCCTCGACCACAAGTTCCTTTTCCTTCACGGGGTCGTAACCCAGCTCGTTCAGAATCGTGTGATCCGACACACCCAACTGACGTTTCTTCAACGCAATCTCGAGATCGGCGGTGTCCGACCTTGTTTCGGGGTTCGCCCACTCCGCCGAAATCACAAGATCACCCAAACTGGTGGTGCCGAACACGTCAGACAGGCGCACCGCGACCGCCATCATGTCCTCCCACGAGTTGCCAAACGCAATTTGCATGTCCTTCACGACCGCAACCAACCCCGACTCCGACGTTTTCAGAGCTTCACCCGACGGAGGCGTGCCGCCCGTCAACAGATGCATCGGCACCCGAGAACGTCGAGCCAACCGAGACAGCACCCCCTCGATCGCCTCGAGCAGATTGCTGACGGGTGACGCTTCGAGACGGTCGAACTTCGCTTCCGTCGACGGCGACTGCCACACATCACCCGGCACCCGTTTGAACGTCGAATCTCCCGCCACCCCGGTGACGACGTCCTGCGGCAACGCATGATTGTCGACAAGGTCGTTCAGATCAGCACAATATTTGTTCAGCTGCTCCTGAAACGGAATGGTGGCTCGCACCCGAGAGCGCCCGTACGTGTCACCCAACGCTTTGCTGCGGAAATGGATGACGTTGACTCCCAATGGTTCGCCGGCCGCATCAACCCACGGTGTCGGCCACACGTCGTCGTCATCGAGCCACTTTCCCCAGCCGCCCTTCCCTTCCGTGCCAGTCGACAGCCGAAACCACTTTTCGATCCGATCGGGCCAATACACGTTCAACCGTGTGATGGGTCGGCCCGCCGGATTCTGGTTGGACTCCTCCTCGGACTGCCACACCTTCACGGCCCGGTCGAGGACGTCAGGATCGTCGGGAGAATACTCGACGCTCATCTGATGGGGTTGCTGCCGATAGAAGCGCGGGCGCCCAACGTCGGCGTCGTAGTCGACGATCACGAACTCGTCACCCTGAATGAGGGTGCGCGTGTGGACGGTGCCGGCCACGCCGTCCATCCGGTTGAGCTGCCACCAGTCGTCGAGAACCTCGGCGGCCGCATCGACGGTCGCACCCGAGGCTTCGTCAACGGTCGCACCGTCAGTCACAAACCCGACAACCTCAAGGCGTTCCGCCGCACTGTCGACGACAGGCTCCACGAAGTTCTCGGAGAACTCAACACCGTGACGAACCAAATACTCTCGGGCCCGGTCGCGCAACATAGCACCCAATTTGCCGTCGTAAAAGTCGGTATACAACGTGTAGTCGGACTTCCGTGATCCCATGTCGCAACAGTCGTCCAACCAATCCTGAACGTCTTTGCCGACGTACTCGCTGCCGTTCACAGCCGCTCTGATCCTTCCCAGGAGTCCCACACGGCGCCTACTTTCTGTCGACGTAGCGGGAACCAACCAAGCGAAGATCACCCACGCGCACAACCGGCTCAGTGTGGCCGCCGTACGCCGAGTATTGGACGCCGCCCCGCTGGTCGATCATCAGTTCCGTGAACGCCCACACGACAGCGTCAACCCGGTCGGGGGACGGCATGCCAGCGTCAGGAACCCACGTTGTCTGCTGCTCCTCGAGCTCGGCGAACAAACCGACGTGATGAACACGGCCTTGCTCGTACAACGCTGCGACGGGCTCGGCTCGCAAGCGTTTCCCGCGTGACGCGGTCACGAGTTTCACGGGGACGTTCGGGTCAACAGCCGAAATCACCGAGCGCACCATTTCGCCGCCGAAGTTGCGTTCCGCAACGATCGAATCGGCTTGAAGCTGGTGGTACAGGTCGACAGCAGCTCGCGCCCACTTGTCGGGGCTCGCATGGCGCGAGCGGTCGGCCAACACGTATCCGTGACCTGTGACGGGCGACACGGCCGCGCCGATGATGCCGCACTCGCTGGTGCCTGTGTCCTCGTCCGCGGATCCGGAAGGGTCGACCGCGACAACCGTGCGACCCAACTCGGGCGGAACCTGAAGCCTATGGACTTCGATCATCGCGACCGTCCACAACGCTCCAGGGACTTCGTTCAGGAACTCGCCCTCGAGCTCCTGGCGGCCGCGACGGGTGCCTGACCACCTGCGCACAAGATCCTCGACGGCAGCCGGGTGCAGGTTGTCGACGTTGTCCCAAATCGACATGAGCGTTTGCACCAGCCGGTCGTCTTCGAGAAGCTGTTTCACGAGCCCGTGACCTTGCTTCGGCGTGCCCGTCGCGACGACGCGAGCTGGTGCGATACGGAGCGCGAACGCCAGAGACTCGTTCCACGAATAATCCCATTTGTCCCACAAGCCGATCTCGTCGCACCACGCGCCCCGCAGGTTCTTCCCCTGGATTCGCTCTGCTCCGTCGGAGGCACCATCGACGTACACGGTGGCGCCGTCAACAAGGTGAAGGGCTCCGATCGACCGGTTCCATCCGCCCGGGCGAATAATGCCGCCGCCCTCTCCACCCAAAGCACGCCTCAGCCCGGAAGGGCCCTCAACGCAGGTGTCGCGGCCATCCCCGAACGTGGGTGCCACGATCGCCCAGTCGCCTTCAACGTCATCGTGAAGGGTTTCGCGAATCCACCGGCCGAGCGTTTCGGCGCCAGTACGGGTTTTGCCGGATCCTCGGCCGCCGCGCACATACCACGTTCGCCAGTCTCCCGCCGGCGGCAGCTGCTTGTCTCGAGCGACGACCTCCCAGGAGCCCGCTAAAGCCGCTGCCGTAGTGTCGTCAACGGGAACTGTGCCGTCGACGATGCCTACCCGGAACGCGTGGAGTTCAGGCGGAGAGAGTCGGGATAGCGCGAGACGCCACTCGAGCGGCGTCCAGGTCGACGACTTGTGCGAGTTGCTGCCGGAGTTCTGCTGCTGCGCCTTCGATGTGGACATGGGTCACTTCCATCTCGGTCGTGACGGACACGCTCGGAGCCTGCCGGTGTGCCGCTCGGTAGTCGGGATCCCGAAAGATCCGTTCGTTGTGCAAACCACGATCAGACTTCGACGCCGGATCCGACCCGAGTTGCCTCCGCAATCCTTCTTCGGCAAGGATTTCGGCGGTGTGGGCGTTGCCGTCCTCAAGCGCTTCGGCGTACAGGTCGGCGAACACGGGGTCGTAGGCGGTGGAGCCTTCGCGGCTGACTTTACGGACGCGAGATCCGGTGAGACCGACGAGGGCTGCGGCCTGCTGCCGGTTTTTGCCGTCACGGATTGCGTCGAGGAACCGCTGTCGTTTCGCGGCCGTGAACGTCTCGCGTTTCGCCGGCATTTTGTGCTTTTCGGCACTCGTCTTCGCACGTGCTGCCTCGCTCATGCTGCCTTCCGATGCGTTCGGTTTGCAGCGGCGTGCTCGAGCGCGGCACCGAGCTTGGCTGCAGCCGCTTCATTCAACGAGTATTCGCCAACCCAAACCCGATGTATTTCCGAGATCGACAACTGATCTGTGTTCCGGTCGCGCTGGGCGAGGCACCTGAGTGCGGCTTCGGTCGCGGCGACAAGCGCGGTGGTCATGCTGCGGCCTGCCGGAGGATGGGGGCGGCGGATGCGTGAACGTAGAACACGTGGTCTGACGGGCACAGGGCTGCGTGCAAAATCAGGTCGACGATTGTCGGATCGGTTTCCTGCCGGGCTGCGGCGAGGGCAGCATGCCGGAGGACTTCGGGTTTCAGGTCGCACAGGCGGACGGGCAAATGGCGGTGCCCGTCGGAATGCTGGAGGCTCATTAGGCCGCGGTTCCCATTGCTTGCAGAGCGGCGTCGAACTCGTCACGGTCGGACACGAGACGCAACGCTCGTTCGGCTTTCACGCCGGCTTCGCGGGCGGCCAGGTCGAGGCGCACACCCGTCGCGGCGAGGGCGAGGAACCGGGCTGTGCGGCGGTGCTCCTCGGCCTTCGAGGGGCGGCCGACGTGGCCTGGGGTGATCGTGGTCATCGGCACCTCCGGCGGGCAGGATCCGATATTGGGGGTCGGTGGGGCTAGCAGGTCGGCATGGCCGAAAGAGCCTTTTAGTGGCCCCACGTGTGTGATGATGCCTGATACAGCGGACGGATGTCAAGCCGCCACGCTCATGCGGAGGTCTTTCGTCGTCTGGGGTCGGCTGCTTCCCATAGTGCTTCGAGGATGTTCTGGACAGCCCACCATTCTGCATGTGCGGCGTCGTATCGCGCTTTGACGGCTGCGCTGATGTTGGCTGGTCGTCCGTGGTCGTCGTCGGCTATTCCGTAAACGGGGAACACCTCGGCTTCGTAGATGCGGTGGTTCATAGGGCTCCTCCCTGGATAACTGAATCGTAGACGTCTGTGCTCATGTCAAGCGCGAGCCGGGAGCCTCATGCGACCCGCCTGATTGTGCGTTCGCTGAGTGCGAACCTGCGAGCAACGTCCTCGGTCGAATGACCCAGCCGAAGGGCCTCGCGAATGTCGCGGTTCCGATGGTCGCGTCCCATCCGTTTCGACCTGGCGGCTCGCGCTGCTTGCGCTCGGGTGCTTCGGTCTCGGTAGGCGACGATCACGTCGTTGGGCACCCGAACCCTCGTTGGCATCAGCTCGGAAACCTGGTTGAGCGCCGCCGTTGACAGCGAGCTCGTCTCATATGGTTCCTCCACATATGCGGTGACGAAAGCCCGCCACAGGGGCCGTCGTCCGTTGCATCGCATTCGCTCGAGCGCGGTGTCGAGCGCCGGCCAGTCTCCGCCTGCGATCGTCCACGCAACCGAGTCCAGTTGGACGCCACGCTCACCCGAACCCGTTTCGACCAACGGCAAATGCAAACCTCCGGTGCCGTCGCACGACGGGCAGGCAGCGAGCCCCTGTGACCCGGGTTCCAACCATCTGGTGGGGATGACGCCTTGGCCTGAGCAGCGGTCGCACGACACGCGGCGGGACGCGTGTGTGGGTGCCGCACGGTCGGCGTGTCCTGACACGGGGGCGCCGTCCGCATACGGATCTGTGCGGTAGCGGCCTGCGCCCCCGCATGTTTCGCACACCGTGGCTTTCGACCAGCGGTCGCGTGTGTTGCCGGTGCCGTCGCATGGCGAGCACAGATGCCATGTGGCTGGGGCCATTCGGCGTTCGTCGCGGGAGCGGCTTGGTAGGACTCGGAGGGCGTCGGGGAGCGACCACGCGAGCATCAGGATCCTGTCGAAACGCGACAGGCTCACGGGGCCTCCTTCCGCTCGAGCCTCGTGACGGTGACTTCGACGTCAACCCCGCCCAACGCAAAACTGAGTCTGCCACCGAGCGACGACACGTCCACAAGGTCTGCTTCGACACGACGGACAACACCCGAAACCGAAAACGAGATCGTGTCACCGACCTTCGCTTCGACTGGCACCACCCTGGGGAACTGCTCACGGTTCACGACCAACGTGGTGCTCATGGTGTCTCCTTTTGGGTGTCGGACGGGCGGGGGACGCGCGGGCGCGACGGCAACCGCGGCGGCAACGAAGGCACGCCAGGCTGGCGTGCGAGGGCCAGGAAGTCAGCGGGCGGTTGGATCCGATCGGGTTCGGGGGCGGCCGGTCGGTCGGGCAGCGACGGGCTGGAGCTGCGGGTGCCGGTTGCGCCTTGGGCGATGCTGGTGCGTTCGACTGTGGGTGACACACCGGATTCGTATTTCGTCCAGGCGAGGGCGGCGGGCTTCGAGCATGTCGGGTCGAGCTCGGCTTCCTCGAGGAGCGCGACTGCCCGGGCTGGGTTCGCTTGTGCTTGTTCGAGCTGGCGGGTTGTCCAGCCGGCGTGTCGTAGTCGTTTGAGATCAGCAGCAGCGTCTACTACAGACGTTGTTGCTGCTGTTAGTTCTTTAGGGGTAGGGGACGGGAACGCGTACGCGCGCGAGGGGGTACCGGTGGCGGTACCGTTTGGTACTGGTTCGGTACCAGTTGATCCTCGTTGTTTAGCCACTTCGGCTAGGACTGCTCCTCTGTTGCCGCCGATCATTTTGTGGATTTCGTTGGCTGTTTTGTCTGGGTTTCGGGTGAGGATGGAGGCGATTTTTTCTGGAGTAGTCGTGGAGTTGTAGATGTCCCAGTCGTGGACGTGGTACTGGTTGGGTACTGGTTGGGTACCGGTTTCGTGGTCGAGGAGTCCTGCGTCGACGCATTGTTTGAGGAACGTTGGGGTGACCCATCGGAGGACGTCGGTGATGCCGTTTGGGACGTGGCCGCCGTTGTTTTGGCGTGCGACGTAGGCGAGTAGTTCGAGCCATGTCCAGCGGTCTTTGCGGGGGAGGGCGAGCACTTTTCGGTGTTCGGGGAAGCCGTCGTCGATGCGTAGCCAGGACACTAGACGTCCTCGAGGGGAGCACATTTTCGGGCTGCTGTCATGCCGTCGCCTTTGACGTAGACGAGAACGTTTTGGTGGGTGCGACCGAGTTTGCGGCCTGGGGGAAAGTTGCGTGATGTGCGGAGCGCGAGCGTGCCGACCATGTTTATGAGGATGGCCTCGTTGTAGAGCCAGCATTCTGCTTCGTGCATGATGCGAGTGGTGTCCGGCACTAGCCCCCGGTAGTGGCCGGCGGGGTCTCGCACCTCTGAGACGACGATGACGAGGAAGCTGTTGCGCTCGAGTAGGCTGGCGGCGGCGTGGAGGATCGCCCGGTATGCGTCGAGGAACTTGGG